ATAGAGGCATCCAAAATGCTTTTCTCGCACATCTGCCACATGTCATTTGATAACGCTCGGTTCTGCGTCAAAGCATAAGCAATTTCTGCTGATATTCGACATGACAACGCAAATACAAAGGCAGGGTCAAACTGCCCAGGGTCTGTAATTCTTGCGACATATTTAATAGTTGCACTGTCGCTATTGCAGATAAGGGATCGTCCCTCAACTCTGTATTTTGAATCTTCCTTTAAATCTAACACTGCCAAGCAATGTGGATCGTTAGGGAGGCTGTAAGCTTTTGTAAAGCCCCACACTGGAGCGGTTGATAGTTGAGCAAGGGTGGCTCGTTTAATAGCACAAGCCCACGGATACGCTCGTAGGATTGCATCACGCGCATCAGCATAGACTGCGTTGCAGACGTTTGCCTCTGTTGAGCCATCAGTCAGAGATGTGATAGTGCTTGCACCCAGCATGGCTAAAGCCCGATTACATATTGAAACTTCACTAGCCATAGCTACTCCTTGATTAAAAAAAAGGGGCGTATTTCAGCCCCTTGGTTGCTACATACTGAACTTAGGACTCAGTACAAAGAACTTCTACGACACATTCATCCTGGATGCGTGTTGCTCCAGCTACGAATGACAAGTACACCTGGTGTGCATAACTCTTGTCTGCGCGTAAATCGATCTTAGTGGTGACATCTTTACCAATGCCCAAGCCCATCGCACCCTTGGTAAATGCGAAACATTTACGCTGAGTAGAGTTAAGGTTTAGACGCTCAGAGCGTAAGAACTTAAAGCCCATGAAAGTATCGATGTCGCCCTGTACCAAAGCTTTAACACTGTTGTAATCGCTAGAACTAACCTGAGTTGTAGCCAAAAGGTTTGACACCTGTTGAGATCCCAACACAAAGAAACGATCTTCTTCGTCTACATCGTTGCCATCAAGAATCTCTTTAGTAGAGATTAATTTAGCAAGTGTTAAGCCAGCAGAGCCGTGAGCAATTTTCTGCCCAGCAGGCAATGCCACGTTAGAGCCGTCACCATCGACAGCGTTACCAGTTGCAGCAGCAATGATTAAATCATCGAATGCGCGAGCCATTGAGTTAGCACCTGATTTCGCATATGCGGATTCGGGGCTGATTAACATACGAACTTTATCTTCATCATCGATGAGATCGGCCCAGTGGTAGTCAGTCATGGTCGCAGTCCTACGCGAGTGTGGAACTTCCAGCACAGGTGTAGTGGTGTGGCGACTAGACTTGACGACAGCAGCGACATTACCAAGACGTTCAAAGTTGAACTTCTCGCCTGTTACTGATTGCTCGGTTACTGATGCGCGTAGGCGTGAGCCTTTTTGTGATGCTAAGTGAATTAGGTTGTCCTGGAACTGTTGGACAAACGCTTTTGCGATTGTATTAGCCATGTGAGTTATCTCCGAATTGGCAATTGAA